AAGACGGGCAAGATTGTGCAGTATGGGAAGCCAGAGGCCACCCGTTGCAAGCATATCAACGCCTGTTTGGTTGAGCTAGGTAGCATGGTGTTGGACTCAATGAACGGAAGAATATGAACAAAGACCTAGAAAAACTAAAGCTGGAAAACGATGAGCTTAATGAGAAACTTGAGGCTAAGCGGAATACCATCAAGTCTTTGTGCGAAGAGCTAGACGGTCTGCGCATCATCTCAATTGAGAATCAGCGGCTAACAATTGAGAACAAGCATCTAAAAGAGGGCAGGCCGCAATCAGAACTAGATGCCGCCCATCTTGCAGCAGAGAACGCTATGCTGAACACAAACCTTGCGCGCTACATCTCGGCTACGCAGAGCACCGAGAAAGAACTGGCAAAGCTACAAGAGTGGGCCAACCAAATTCGCGACGATTTGGAGGAAGCCTGTAGTGAACGGGATGCCAACTGGGAAAAGATTGGCAACCTAGTGGACCTCCTCATCGAGTCATTGAAGTATCTCGACAATCACAACATTGAGGCCGAAGGCGGGGCAGAACTTGTCCACAAGATCAAGATGGCTGTAATCCAAGACCGGGGGCTTTGGGAATGACACTCCTACTTGGATTCGCGGCCATCTGGGCCATTAGCACCACCGTTGAGGCAGTCATCGACTGGATTGATTAAACAAATGAACTCATACAAACTAATGCAAAGTCTGACTAAGGGCGGAGCATACATCGATCTTCCGGGTCTAGATGCTCAGATTGATCCAGCAAGTTTCCTTTGGTGGAGCAATCAAAAGGATTGGTATGCCGCAGAGTCTCTTAAAATGAGCGAAAGGAATCTTGTGATCTCCTTAATGTCAGTCGCATACAGAGAGGGCAGAGAATCTGGATATCGCGCCAAAGAAAAGGAGCTAGAGAATGTATTGGGATTTCTTCGAAAATAGTAATGCCTAAGCCAGAGAAGACACGCTGTGGCGGCACATGGACAGAGGCCCGCTATTGGGGCTTCATCCGCTCTGCCCTGCGGCGTGCCTTCACTCGCTACCCCGTCAACTACCAATGCCGCAATGCGGCTAAAAGACCCTACAAGGGGCCAAACAAACTACAGAAGAACGAATATCAATGCGGCGTGTGCGGGGGCTGGTTCATCCAGAAGAACACCCAAGTGCATCACGTCGTGGAGTGTGGCTCACTCAAGAGCTACTCCGATCTCCCCGGCTTTGTGGAACGCTTGTTCTGCGAGGCAAAAGATTTGCAGGTGATATGTAAGCCCTGCCATAAAAACATAACCCATGATCCCAAAACTAGACGAGCCAGAGGACGAAAGCAGAGTAAACTGGATTGAGAAATACGTCATCGAGATTGCCTTTACCATCAGCGGTGACGGCGACCCCATGTTCAAGATTGTCTACATGGACGAGAGCGAAGAGCACTTGATGATTACGGATGGACCTTCACTACGCGCAGCAATCGACCGTGCTATCCTGAGCGTCCATGCCCAACAATCCTGATGTTGCTGCCGTAGTTGAGGAATACCTCGCCGCGCATCCAACCCTGCCGAGCCGTCAACTGGCTCGCATCATGTACAAGGAGCACTCGCTCCTTTGGTCTGGCTATAACGCCGCCTACTCTGCCATTCGTTACCGCCGTGGAGCTTTGGGTAAGGAACACCGTGAAGCCCGTGGATTAACTGAACCCACTACGCCCGTGCGCCAAATCCCGGCATCCGTCACCCGTGAGTTCACGCCCTTTCTCATGGATGGCGTCGAGAAGATAGCCATCCTCTCTGACATCCACGTTCCCTATCACACTCCAGAGGCTATTGAGTGCGCGGTGAAGCGTGCGCTCAAGGAGGACGTAGACGGCATCATCCTCAACGGCGACACCATCGACTGCCACTCCCTGTCCACGTTCGTGCGCGATCCACGCGCTCGCAACTTCAAGCAGGAGCGGGATACGACCAACGAGCTACTGGCCTACCTCCGTGAGCGGTTCCCCGGTGCTCGCATTGTCTGGCGCGACGGCAACCATGAGGACCGCTTCAAGACCTACATGATGACCAAGGCTCCCGAAATCTTCCATCTGGATGAGTTCGCGCTGGAGAACCTGTTGGCCTTTGACGAACACGACATTGAGTACGTCACGGACAAGCGCATCATCATGGTGGGTGGGCTGGCGGTGATGCACGGGCATGAGTTCTTCAAGGGCTTCGCGCCCCCGGTGAACCCTGCTCGCGGAGCCTACCTCAAGGCTAAGCAGAGCTGTATGGTGGGCCACCACCACCGCACCTCAGAGCACACGGAAACGGCCCTAGACGGCTCTATAACGACCACTTGGAGCGTGGGGTGCCTATCGGACCTCCACCCCGCCTACTCCCCGTATAACAGCTACAATCACGGCGCAGCCATCATCCACCTAGATGGGGACGAGTTTCACGTCCACAACTACCGGATCGTTAATGGCCGCGCTTTGAATTAGCGGTTGGGTCTACCCCCCTGCCGATTACGATCATCGTCCATGCGGGAGATGTTCATAATCGCCCGAAGGGCCGGGGGAACAGCAGCCTCAGTAGCGGTGAAGGCAGCTTCAAACTTCTGAGCGTAGCGCGGATCAATGTACATCCGGTACATCTGGTTGTACGACTGATCGCGCAGTAGAGCCTCAAACTGCTGGGGGTTGAAGTAGGCAGTAAAGCCCTTGCCGGGAAGTCGTCCACGCACATTAACAGCCTGTCGAGTTGCCTCAGTCTGGCCACCCATAATCTTGTTGCGCTCATCAACGATGAAGCGCACTTGATTGCCGTACATATTCTCAAGATTATCGAAGGCGTCGTTACCCAGTATGGCGCGAAGGGCGCCTCGCTGATTAGCGTATTTCTGGTTATTGTTGTTAAAGAACTCAGACAGGGCATTTAGGTCAACACGGGTAGCCTCCCCGGAAGCAGCGGAGCCAAAGCGGCGCATTACAGTAGAGGCTGCCGCCACACGAAGATTATCCAAGTCCCTGCCACGGCCAGAAGCCTGCAATGCGGCAGTAAAGTCGTTAAGCACGCTAGGCTCAACCGTAAGTAGCTTATCTACCCACTTGATGTTGTTTGCCGGATCATCGGACAACTTCATGTTTGTCCCCTTATCGGCCAAGAAAACAACCAATGGATCTTTCTCGGCTTCGCGCAAAGCTTGAGCAGCATCTTGCTCGCTGATTTTGGCGTTCCTACGGGCTTCAACCAAACGGGCGGTTTGTGCGCGTCGGGTCTTTGATCCGGTGCTTAGGAGCTGATCGCGCAGAGCGCGGCCATATTCCATGCGCCACGCAGCTTGGTCGGCTCCAAACTCAACAGCCTGCACAAGGAAACGCTCATACTCAGCGGGCGTAACCGCCGCAGTCTTGGACAGAGACTGTATGCGGGCCAACGCCTTAACTTGTTTAGCTGTACCAATTCCAAGCTCCTCAATCGGGAAGCCCTTTGCGGAAAGCGTGTCAAGTTGACTAATAATCTTGCTGGTGTCAAAGGCAGCAGGAGACAGACGCTCACCAGAGCCAACCACCTCAGAGCGGCGCAACAGAGTATCGCGCATATTCATCAGGAACTTCTGGCGAAACGACTCGCCAGCAATGATAGCCGCATTGACAGACTTGGGGTCGGCGGGATCAGCAGTAGAAGCAATCATCTTAGAGATGTTGTCTACATCCTGCATCACGGTGTTGCCCTTCAGTACCTTAGAGGCGTCCTCAACCTCGTCCATTAGATACTTGAATAGAGAGTCAGACTCACCCCGCTGAATCATTTCATAGGTCGCATTTTCAATGGCCGAGAAACGAGACGAGGCCAAAGCATTTGCGGCTTGCATCTTGGGAAGCGCAGTTGGGTCAACTCGCCCAATATAGTTCTCAGACGCCTCAGAAATAGCGCGGTACGCATCGCGCATGGCAGCGTTGGCTTCGCGCTCGCTACGCCCAATCGCCTTAAATCCGTTGTAGATTTCATTTTTGAACATACGGAAACCCTCAAGAGACAAACGTCCCTTGCTGTCTCCGTATTTCTGGAAGAATGCATCGCCAAGGGTCTTCATCTGCTCGCGCAGGATCTTGCCTTGAACGGGGTTATTGCTGCTCTTGGCTAGGTCATTAACCCGCTTCATGAAGTCGTCTTGAGTGACAACCGTGAAGTTGCGACCAAAGCCCGTGGAGTCGTAGAGCATATCTACGGCATCCTTCATGAAGTCGTCGGCACCAGAAGCTAGTTGAATAAGCTCCTGACCACGACGTGCGCTCGTAAGCTCATCAATCGAGCGAATCCCCTGCCCACCGAAAACCGTATCGTTGGCTGCGCTTACAGCCGTCTTTTCAACTGTGGCTCTAAATGCCTTCAGCTTGGCTTCAGCAAGGAGTGCGGGCGCATTTTGCTGATTCTTAGCGCGGGCGTCTTGTGCGATTAGAGCAGCCTGATCGGCTTCAGCCTTAGCCTTGAAGTAGGAATCACGGCGAGCCTGCAAAAGCCCCTTGGCTTCGTCCAACTGCTTCTTCAGGGGGTCCGTGTCCGGAATGTCCGGAAATGCTTGGTTGATTTGATCGTCCAAGCTTCCATTCAAGTCATCAACAAGTCGTCGCGCTTGGGTATTGGCACGCGCAAATGCATCAGCCTCCATTGCACTCTTGCCGGGAAGGCCCATGCCCAGAGTGATTGGCCCAGTATAGCCATTGTTGCGGATAACCGCAGTATTAGCCTTAGCCTCGTTAGAAAGCTCGCGCCCACGTCCACCAACGCCAGACGCAAGGCCAACGGCTACTGGAGCAAAAGTGCGGGTGAATCCCTCAAGATCACTTGTGCTCGCAAACTTGTAATTCTTCCAGTCCTCACCGGATGAGATGAAGCGGGAAAGTTCGCTACCAGTATAAGCCGATGGAACATTTACAAAGGCACGCTTCAAAAGACCGCCCTTTGTTGCAAATGGGTTGAGACCCCCAACAAACGCCCCACCGATACGGTTGGCGTCAATCTTCATATCGTCCTTCCCGGCCTGATCGATAACCTGTCCGACAAACTCAGCGATTGCGCTACTCGTTCCGCTAATGCCAGAAAGTGCCGCAGCGGCAGTAAGACCAGTTCCAACCGCAGGGGCAGCGACAAGCCCAGCGGCGACGGGAATGCCAATGCGGGCTGCGGTTGCGCCCTGCTCCCGCATGGACTGAGCAAAGTCCTGTTCTCCAAGAGCCTTGGTAGACATGGAGGCAAGCGCAGATAGCGCCGGAACGGGTCCGGTAACCATAGTAGCCGCAGCCCCAAGGCCACGGCGCATCATTCCTTGTCCAAAGGTTTCTGGCTGAGCCTGAGCAGCCACACGCTGGCTTTGCTCATCAGCAACCATCTGTCCAACTCTAGCCGCAATTTCATCATCCCTCATGTCGTCTGGAAACTGAACAGAACGACCGAGCTGCGGGACGTAAACACTTTGTACTTGCGACATATTTATTAAATTAGATTAAAACGGACCCGCATTGGGGTTACCTAAAAACTTACCAGTAGCAGCATCAAAAGTCCTGCTGCGAACTGGTTGACCTGAATTGCGAGCTTTGCGCGATTCAATAAGAATGAATGGAGCATCCTCAGGACTCACGGTGAGCATCTTTCTGTACCTATCCCCCTCATCAAACGCATCGTTAACCTTACGATTGAACCGATCAACCGAATCACGGCTTTGGGTATTAAGAATATTTTGCAACTCACGAATACCTTCAAGCTGCTTGGTAATGTCAGCACCAGAAATCTTCTCCGTGTAAATACGGTCAGCATCAGACACGGCGGTTCCTGAACCAAGTGCCTTGATGTTTCTAAGAACCTGTTGACCGATCAGAGCAATAAGTTTCTCGGTGTCTTTGACTTCTTTGTAGTTTCCAATGCCAAGATCATTAGCCACAGACTTCAAGTAAAGTTCGGCCTGAGCGGTTTTTCCGGTGATGAGATTGCCTTCCGCAAGAAGCTCATCAACACGACGACTCGCTGCATCAGCCCTAAGAATTGGGTTGATTTCTTCGGAACGTTGTTTGCCCAAAAAGTCAAAGAGATTAGCCCGTTCTTTGTCTTCGGATCCGGCAATATTAACAAGGGGCGATTTGCGATCCTTAATAGTAGCCCTAGACAATTCGTCCATTTCGATCTCGGTAAGCTTTCTACCAAGTTGTGCTTCTTTTGAGGCAATGGCTCGATTGATTGCGACTTGCTCGTCAGATGGAGTTTTCGGCTCCCTTATACCAGCCGTACGGGCCTGAGCAAAGTTTTGAGCGATTTGGGATCGAGCAAGCTCAAGCTGGGCTTCTTTCATCCGGTCATCCATAGCCTTTCTCTGATATGCAGCGCGAACCGCATCATCAGCCGAATTCAAGGCCATATCCTTAACAACATCATCCGTAATTCCCTCAATGTTCTCAACGGCCTTGAGGATTCTCTTCTCCTCTTGTTTTTCAGCTTTAATGTCACGATTAGCCTGCGCCGCCTGTGAGAAGTTGATAAACGTCATTACGCCGTTAGGACCAACAGAGCGAATGGCGGCACCAGCAGCATCACGGTCAAAATTGCCAGATCCATCATCAAACATGGCGTAAGTGCTGGGGTCTTTCTTGAAGTTGGTTTCAAGGAAGCCAATCGTCTCGCCAATCTTCTTCTCTTCCTCCTTCTTCTGCTTGTAGTCGCGAATTGCGGCTCCAGCGGTTTGCCCTAGACTGGCAATGCCCTGAGCAATCGACTGACTGCCAGCCATAGCTCCCTGCATATAGGGCGTGTAATTGATTGCGCCGAGACCAGCCTGAATACCTGTTCCGAAGCGTGCCATGTTAGGAAAAGAGATAGTTGTTGATGCGAGCGTCCATCCACTTGCGGATTAGATTCTTGATGCGCGGTTTGTTCTTGATCCAAGCGGCAAAGCCCTCTCCATACTTGATGTAAAGCTTACGGAACCACGACGGAGCCTTCACCATCAGCCATTCACGGAACTGAATCCAGCGGGGGTTCTCCTCGCCATACACTTCGCGGGCTACCCAACAGCCGGGAACCGGAAGGGGGCCGGTGGGCTTGGGGACAAATGAGCTAGCCACATTGCCGATTGCATTAATCGTAGCACCAGCAATTGCACCCTGAGCACCTGCGCGAGCACCATAAGTAGCCGCCTGATAGTTACCAAGGTTAGCGTTCTGCTGAAGAGCAAGATTAACACCAGCGTTCGGATCAAATACCTGACCACCCATGTTCTGCATGAGACCAGCCGCCAAGCCCTGCTGACCCTGACCAACGCCCAGCGCACCAGACGGACGACCGAGTACAACGCTCATGGGGTCGAAGGCCGCTCCATAAAGACCAGCAAGCTGTCCTTGATATGCGCGATTAGCTGCCAGTTCGCCCTGCTTCGCCTGACCAAGCATACCAAGATTGGCAATATTCTGCTGCTGTTGCGTAGCTTGGAAGGCGCGATTTTGCAGGCCAAGATTGGTGAGCTGCTCAGCGTTGAATAAATCAACCTGATTTTGGGCAGCTTGGTTAGCCAACGCGGCACGCATAGCCACATCCTGATTGGAGAGCTGTCCTTGATTGCCAGCAGTTGCTCCAAACTGGAGGGCTTGATTCTGCGCGGCAAGGTTGGCAGCGGCCATCTCGCGCTGAGCGGCTTGATTCTGCAAAGCAAACTGCGCCTGACGCTCAACATTAGATAGTCCAAACTGATTCTGCGCGGCTTGATTAGCCATAGCAAAACGAGCCATGGCATCAGCATTAGCTGCCGCAGCAGCGTTTTGGGCCTGAGCACCAAACTGGGCTGCTTGATTTCTTGCAGCAGCCGTAAATTGAGCAGCTTCATTGGCCGACATTGCGCCAAACTGAGCAGCCTGATTAATAGCAGCCTGATCAGCCAAAGAAAGCTGACCCGCCATTGCCTGATTGGCTTGAGCCGCTTGGAGGGCAGCAGCCTGATTGGCCTGCTGCATACCCAAGTCCTGACCATACACACCCGTAGCAAATCCACGGCTGGCGTTGAGGTCGGCAAGATAAGCCTGATTGAGCGCAGCAGCCTGCTGGAGGGCTTGAGCCTGCCGTTGCCCAACTGCCTCAGCGCGAGACATGGCTTCAGCCGCAATAGCCTGATTGCTCATCTCTAGGCCACGGGCAGCAAATGCCTCACGGGTAGCCTGTTGAGCGTTGCGAACGTCCTCGGCAGTAAGCTGTCCAGTCGCCAATGCCATTTCCGCAGCACGACGACGAAACGTAGCAGAAGCCTCGGTAGGCGCGGCTTCTATGGCCTGACCGTAAAGCTGCTGACCAAGCGCACCCTGTGCTACATCGCGGGAAGCAATGTCAGCTACACGGGCCGCACGGGCAGCGTCATAACCTTGAGAACCATAGCCTTCTGCCGAATATCCCTGAGCGGAAATCGTGGGTGCAGCACCAAGCAAAGCAGCTTGAGCCGTAGGTGCAGCACCAAGCATTGCGGCCTGCCCCTGAGCGGCCTGATAGCCCTGAAGGTTTACTTGTGGGGCTTGGGCAATTGTGCTGGCATTGGCTAAAGCCGCACCAACATCACCAAGCCGCTGAGCACCAGTAATAGCGTTCTGCAGGCCACCATAAAAGTCGGTTGTGCCACCCATCTCGCCAGCCTTTTTAAGGGCGGCAAACATTTCAGGGTTGGCTGCTTCAATAGCTGAACGATAACCACCGCTTTGTGCCTGTAGGGCGCGAATATCCGCATCGCGCTGAAGGCGATCAGCCGTTTCCTGAGCCTCAACAAGCTTTGGGGTAACCTGACTGAGGATGTCGATGGCACCAGCCTGTCCACCAACGCCACGCAAATACTGCTCCATCTCTTGCAGATTGAGCTGCGTGTACTGTGGGCGGAATTGCTGCTCTGCGCCCAGCAGCTTCTCCTGCAAGGCCGGATCGGCCATTGCGTTGATGTAATCTAGTGCTGACTTGCCCGGATCAACAGGAGTGGGAGCGGGGGGCGGGGCTGGTACTGAAAATTTACCCATAAATTAAAGAGTTTTCATTTGGGACAATCGTCCAAATGTTGAGGCATTATACACTCTAAACTTGCTCTCTTTGCAGTTGTTACGTCGCCAAGCGACATACGGCAAGTTGTAGGGATCTTGGTCTAAAAACCACCTAAAGCAGTTCTTTCCTACAACACAATGAATGTACCAGCAATCTGGGTTTGGGTGGTCCCAAGTTAAGTCCTGTTTTGCGGCCTCGATTGGGCGGGCCATGATGAACTTATCTGGGTAGCTAATTACAAACCCATGCGTTAAATACGAGCTTAACTCTTGCTCAAAGTTAAGGCCAATTTCCGTAAACATCTTTTTGGCCTCATGGATTGGTTTCATTAACTAGCTTCAGTAACAGAACGGAACGCGGAGTAAGCCTCAATCTTTACCATTCGCAGCTTGGGTCGGCCCTTGGTGGGAACAAACTTAGCCTGAATCCCATAGCCGCGCACATTGCCAATGCGCCCACGAACAGAGCTGTCCTCGCCCACAGGCAGGTCAAAACCAAGGCTTTCGGTTAGGGAGTACATCTCTACTTCCTTGTCGATGTTCTCCGTAATCATGGTGACATCGCCGTCGCTCAGTTCGTACTCTGAGCTTTCAACGTGCAACTCATAGGCATTAAAACTCTTACGGCCTACGTCGCCAAAGATGTACTGGCGGGTAACAACCTCCGACTCAATGGGCAGGGGCTGGGCGTCTAGGCCGGGGGCCGTGTAGATGTAGTCAAAGGAGTCTACGCGCTCGTCAATTACATGGATGCCGCCGAAACGGTTGACGGCATACAGCTTGTTGATGCCGCCGGACCCAGACACGATGAGATTGCTGATATCCCAGCCCGTATTGTCAATGATGTCCAAGCTCTCCCAGCCCTTGTTGAGCAGGTTGTAGACGAGGATGGCGTTGTTCCGGGTGCTGTTATCCAGCGGCACGGCAATCCAATAGCGGTTGTCGTGGTAGATGGCTACGGCGTTGTAGGCGTATGCCGAGTTGATCCGCTTGATTAACGGGTTAATCGGATCGGACAGGGGTAGCCCCGCGCCACGCAGATTGTACAAGTCTTGGAAGGACGTGGAATAGACACCGTTGTCAGACAGGAAGAACACCTGATCTCCAATCGTGACGACGGACTTCCGCGCCACCAAACCAGCCTCACGGGTGATTTCCTTTAGGCTAATGTCCGCAATCGACCCACTAAGCCCCATCATCAGATGGATGGAGTTGCGGTTGAAGATGACAGCATTATCTTCAGTAAATGGGTGAACATACTGAAGGTAGTCAGCAATGCCCGCCGTCACCTTGAGCTGGTTCTGGATGCGGTCGTAGGTGTTGGAGTCGAAGACATCCGATAGGAGAATCTCATCGCGGACGTTACGGCTCGTAACGGTCTCGCTGCCGCTGCTACCCGTAGTCGTGTAGTAGTAGGGGACGATGATGCGCCGCTGGTGATAGACGCCCCACGGGGGCGCGGGCATATGCGTGAAGCCAAGCTGGGAGGGCTGCTTCTTGGCGTACACCACCGTAGTGGCCGTTGAGTCGGGAACCTCTGCAAAGAACGTAAAGCTGCCCGTTCCCGGCACCGTAGCTACGACATAGCCCGTTCCGTTCTCCGTAAGGGTGGTAGAGCCGTTATCGACAACGAAGATGCGGTCTCCAACTAACAGACCGTGGGACGTAGCCGTAACCGTAACAATGCCATCCGTAATAGTCGTATTGCTGGATGCATCCAAGTAGGTGCTTGTAGCGTAGTCTCCATTAGCCACCTTCGTGAAGGCCGGGGTGCCGCTGAAACTACCGTTCCACTCCAGCGCGGTTTGCCCGTCGCGGAAGATGAACACCTTGTTGAACGCCTGTAGCATACTCACCTCCGAGGCAATGTTAATGCCTGCGGGGTAGTTAATCGTGGTGGATGCCTGCGTTTGCATATTGATTGCAACCGCATTGCCATACAGGGCGAGGATGATGTACTCCGCGTTGCTGGACGCAGGGTTGGAAAACAAGCAGGAACCAAAGGCTCCATTGATGTTGGCCGTGCCAACAATCGCGCCACCAGCCTTAGAGGAGCCAGTAACCGAGTAGGTCTCGCTGCCCGTAGCCCCAGCAATCGTATAGGTGAATGTATTGAGTCCCGTAACGGTGATGGTCTTGTTGCCGTTGGGGTTCACCGTTCCCGTGCCTACATCCACAATCGCCACAACGTAGGACGACGAGAAGCCGTGGTTGGTAGACGTAGTGATGGTGACGGTCGTGCCAGATCGGGTGGCCGAGCTAATCACTACCTGCGGCCATACATTGAACGGCAGGCTTAGCGACTCATCAATCGACCCAATCTTTGGGCCAAACGTATCAACGCCGGGGCGCACCTGCCACGTCCCGTCTACGTTCATCCGTCCATTGACGGACATAGCAAGCTCACCCGGCTGAAGTTGATCCGGGCGCAGGCGGTTGTTGAAGCGTGAGAAGCCAACATCGGCCTCTTCAGCAACCGGAGTGTCCCTACCTGAGTAGCTGCTATAACGTGGCATGGATGATAGTTTACCCTATCTATCCGCTACCAAGATGTCAGTTACGACATCTTACGACGCTTGAAGTCAACGCCCTTGATGGTGCCCTTGTTGCGGGAAGCGTAGAAGACGGACTCGCCGCGCTTCTTGCCATACTCTTCCATCATGGCCTTCTTAATCTTCTTACCCTTCTTAGTGAGTGGCATGGTTAGCGGTATCTAGCGGTTTTCTTAGCAATGTTCTTGGGCTGTCTAACAAACTGTTTCCCAGCCTTCATTCCCTTGCGCTTGGCCCTGTTGGTCGCGGCCTTCTCGGCGGGACTCAGGCTCTTCCAAGCGGCATCAGGGAGATAGCGTTCTCCCGTTTTGAGGCTGGGTTTGCCGGAGGACGTGCGCCACTTCTGGCGAGTCCAATCGGCTAGGCTGCGCTGCTGGGGTTTCACTTGGAGGTCTTGTAGCCGCCGCCCTTGGCCTTGTACTTCTTTGCAAGTAATTGACTTTTTCTTGCGGACCATTGGCCGGGACGACCTCCCTTGCCACCAGCCTTAATCGACTCAAAGAGCCGCTTACGCATGGTCGGCTGGGTGTACACGCCAGCAGAGTTTACTGTTGAGCGACGTTTCACTTGCAGCTCTTACGCTCGCCCATTTCGCACTTGCGCTTCTTGCACTTCATTTTGCCCTCCCCTTCGTAGTCGTCTTCCATCATGTCCTCTGCGTCTTCAAAAGCCTCTTCGGCTTCCTTCATGCGCTTGTAGAGCATGAACTCCTGCTTCATTGAACGGTTTTTGCGATTTTCCTTCATAGCATTAATTATTTGCAATCCCACGCGCGGCGGGACCAGTAATTTGCAGACAGCTTATTGTTGGTTCCTTTGATGCCGCCGGAGCGAGCGCAATAGCTCTTCTTCCGGGCAGGCTGGTTCTTCTTGATGGTCATGTTCGCATCCCCAAAGCGGATCAGCTTTTTCTTCCCATCAGCGCACCCAAGCACCACGAATTTTTTGCCGCCCTTTACTTCGCGGCGCGGCACATTGCACTTCATGGCCTTCTTATTCATCGCTCTTTAGGATCTTGATGAGCTTGGTAACGGTGTAGGCAATCGACACCAAAACGAGGATGAAGGCCGCGATCTCATTCACTTGAGTAAGGGTGATCGTCCCAAATGAGCCTCCCACGCTTACCGCAACCACCTTAGTGATGTCGTTGTCGAAGATCATTTGCGGATGAGGCTAGTCATACGGCTACCGAACCACCACGCAACTGACGTACCAGCCAGCATCATAAAGCTCTGGATGGCTTCGGCCTTCAAGTATTGGTCTTCGATTAGGAAGAAGCTGATGAAGGAGCCGAGCACTAGGCCGATGGTAAGGAAGGGGCGGGTGATGGCGCGGATGTTTGCCGCCCATGGGGCCACCTTCTCCGTCATGTCAGCGGCAGATGCGGACTGAGACGCCGCAAATGCGTTCCATGCTGCAAGTGCCTCAGCACTAGCGGCTTGCTTGTCGAGCATCTCTAGCGCAAACTTGTTATCCTGCCGCTTCTCCCAGATGCGGATAACAGACGTAGCAACACTACCGAATAGCCCAAATAGCCCCCCGGTGCCTGCGTTAAACAGAAGCTCCGACCAGACGCTCATGGCTAGGTAACGTAGTTGACGGATGCGATTCCGCGCCAGCGACTGCCGCTGTCGTCGGTTACAAACACAAAGAGATGGGTCTTGCCTGTGGACAGGCTGGGGGCGGTGTCATTCGGCCACTTCACTTCGGTAGGCCAAGTGATGGTGCCGGACGTGTTCTCCACCTCTAGGGCAAAGGCATAAGCACCGCTGGGGACGTTGCTGAACGTGAACGTGCTGTTCGCGTTAATCGTCTTGGTGAAGTAGTTGCCCAGCGAACAATCGACATCTAGGGACGCAACAACCGTCACCGCACTCTTATACTGTCCCGTGGCCTCAAGGCTCGTAAACTTGCCGGAAGAGGCCGTAGTGGAGCCAATAGCCAGCGGACTAGCAAACAACTGAGCAGCCGTGGTCTTGCGCAGGGCTACATCAGCCGAGCTATGGACAAGGATAGTGTCAGCCGAGGCTAGGGATGTCTTGGCCGTCTGATCCGTAATGGCACCGGGAAGCAAAACGGCATCATCAACGTGGTTGTTGAGGTTCGTTGAGGTTACGAGATTCGACGGCGAGGTCGTCCCGTAGGTTGTGCCTTTTTGAATCTGGGCCATGGCCTAAGTATATCAGGGCTTTACGGGCCAGATTACGTTGTGCGGGAAGCCAGATTGAGTAGGAATGTCGCGGAGAGCCTGACGGTAGGTAGTCCACGCCACCTTAGCGGTGTTGTCCAACGGAGTGTCGTTAAGCTGGGTCCAGTCGCACTCCGTTAGCTTGGTGTTGCGCTCGGCGCGGATAGCAGAAGCAGCCTGACGATCCATCTCTGCCTTCTCGTCAGCCGTATACTTAGACCACAGCTTCATCTCCACCACCTCATTCGTATGGATGATGAACATGGACCCAACAAACTTTTCGTCTACGATGCCTTCGTCTAGGCGGACGGGGAACCAGCCAATAGCAAGGAGGCCATCAGCATCCATCATGTCCAAGCCGGAAATGTTGCGCCAAGAACGCGGAAGGCCACGCGGGCCTTCTACGATGGTGTTGTTCTCAACATAACAGTAGTTCATTTTAAGAATTGGATAAGTGCGGACTTAACTTCTTCCAGCGGATGCGACCAATCGCCGTATTTCTGCTGACGGAAAAGCCTTACGGAATCATACCACACAGAGGTGTCTTTAGGCTCGGCCCATGCGTAATAGGGCATGATTGGTACGATAACCCACGTCTTGACCCCCAAGGCGGCTGAAAGATGGGCAATAGACGTGCAGGACGTAATCACCAAGTTAAGCCCCTTGATGATGCTTGCCGTGTCCTCAAAGGTCTTCATCTGGTCCCGCAAGTCGGCAAACGGCAAACCATCAATCAGGTTGTCGTCGCGCTGCAACGAATAGAGCGTAATCCCATCTAGCTTGTGCAGGTCAATGAGCGGCTGCGGATCAAACTTGCGATGCTGCTCATGCTCAAACTTGGGGTTGCCAGCCCAGCGGATGCCCACCCGCAGAGTGTCAGGCTTAGCGTACAGCTTCTTGGGTTCTGCGGTGAGGTAGGGCTTGCCGGGGAACGTGTCCTTGTCGTAGCCGAGGATGTGTGCCGCCGACATGGACGGAACCCAATAGTCATAGTGGATGTAGGGCGTTGCTCCGTTGTCGATGCAGACAAAGCCATGCCGCGCAAACAGGGGCATAAGCTCTGGAGCACACGACACCACTACCCTAGCTCCCTTCTTCACGAAGTCCTTCGCAAAGCGGAAATTCATAATCTGATCGCCAAACCCGTTCTCGCAGCGGAACAACAGGGTTTTGTTGGTCAGATCTTGATCTTTCCAGATTTCGCCGGGGATACGCGGAAGGCCAAAGACGTTGATGAAACGTCCGGCATCCATCATCTGCAATCCCTTCTTGAGATTGCCGTGCCGCATTTCGTGCCACCCAAGGTTGAAAACAATCCGCGCATCATCCTGCTCTGGTTGAGAGCGGAGGATGTCTTCGGAGATTTCTGGGTGACCGTTAATGCAGGCCGTAAGGGCCATGTCTAACGGGTGAACGGTCATAGTTTTAAGGCACCAGATGTGGCTCCTAGTGAACCATCAACTAGAGTTGAATCCCAGTTTGTCAAGGCTCCAATTTGTACTGGAGACGATCTGTTTGTAACTGTGCCATCGCCAAGTTGCGCAACAGAGTTAGCTCCCCAAGCCCAAATGGTTCCATCGGTTTTTACAGCAATGGTGTGCGTTACCATTCCCAAAACTTGCGCCCAATTGGACAAAGCACCAACTTGCGTTGGCGAACTTAAATTGGTAACATTACCGTGACCAAGGCGTCCTGATCCCCCCGCACCCCAAGTCCAAAGAGTTCCGTTTGTTTTTACGGCACAACCATGAGCGGATCCGGCGGAAATTTGCGCCCAATCCGAAAGCGCACCAATTTGAACAGGCGAAGATTTGCTTACTGTGGTTCCATCGCCAAGCTCTCCACTAGTTCCAACTCCCCAAGACCATATGGTGCCGTTTGTTTTAATTGCATAAGAAGATTGCCCGCCCGCACTTATTTGCGACCAATCCGACAATGCTCCAATTTGAACGGGAGATGATTTATCAACAGTAGTTCCGTCACCAAGGCGTCCCGACCCATTAGCACCCCAAGCCCATAGCGTACCATTTGTTTTAATAGCAAGAGCATGAAAGCCTCCGAATGAAACTTGAGACCAATCGGACAATGCGCCAACCTGAATGGGAGATGATCTAGAGGTTGTGGTGCCATCGCCATTCTGTCCGCTAGTTCCAGTTCCCCAAGCCCAAAGAGTCCCATTTGATTTGATTGCAACTACGTTAGTGCCGCCACATTCAACCTTTGACCAATCATAAGAAGAGCCAACTTGAATCGGCGAAGAGACGGCATCAATAGTACGACTATTACCAAGTTGACCAGAACCCCCAAGCCCCCAAACCCAAAGACTGCCGTCGGCTTTTATTCCAGCAGCATAATTTGAGCTGCTAGAAACCAAGGTCCACTCATCGGCCCCAACCTGTACTGGAGATGAATAATTATTTTGACTAAGGCCAGTTTCACCGGTGCTACCTGCTCCCCAAGAATAAATTTCAGAGCTAGTATTTATTGCAAGATTATGCGATGGACTAGCAGCAACTTGAGACCAATTAGAAAGAGAGCCGATTTGAACTGGAGATGATCTGATTGTAAGACTTCCGTCGCCAAGTTGTCCACTACCCCCATCCCCCCAAGCCCATAGGGTACCATTTGTCTTAATAGCTAATGTTGTATTACCGGTACAAAAAGCATAAACTTGAGACCAATCTGTTAGAGCACCAACTTGAACCGGAGATGATCTACTAGTAGTGTCGCCAAGGCCAAGTTGACCGTTGCCATTAGCTCCCCAAGCCCATAGAGTTCCATCTGTTTTAATTGCAGCACAATAAGCAAATCCAGAAGTGACTTTAGACCAAGTGTTAAGGCCCCCAACTTGTATGGGAGAAGATGTTGAGGTTGTAGTTCCGTTTCCAAGTTGGCCGCTACCATTAGCTCCCCACGCCCATAAAGTTCCATTTGTCTTAATAGAAACACTATGGCCGTTGCCAGCGGCTATTTTTGAAAACCCTGAGTCAATTTGATTTGGGGTGGATCTACTTATATCATCCCCCAATCCTAATTGACCGCTACTATTAGCCCCAAAAGCCCATAAAGCACCACCGGCAATTACTAATGTAAAGCTACTACCACAAGCTACGTCCGCTGTTGTTCCAAAATATGTAACTTGAACAGGTGAACTGTAGTTAGTTGTGTCGTTAAGACCAAGTTGTCCATAATCATTAGCTCCCCAAGCCCATAGCGTGTTATCTGTTTTACGAGCAAGGCAAAACTCAGTGCCTCCTGTAATCTGAGACCAATTAGATAATGCCCCTATCTGAACAGGAGATGATTTAGAAGTTGTAGTGCCATCGCCAAGTTTTCCGCTGCTTCCACCTCCCCAAGCCCATAGGGTGCCGTTAGTCTTAATTGCATAAGAAGAATTGTTGCTGGCACCAACTTTAGACCAATCTGAAAGCAAACCAATTCTTTTAGGATTGATTTGATTTACTGCGGTTCCGTTTCCAACACCGCCCCAAGTGTTTTGGCCCCACATGTATAGATTCAAACCAGTAGCAGCCGCGCCACCAGCACCCATTGCAAGTCTAAGGATGTTAGGATCCATAAGTGTTAGTTAACGTAGTCTACGAGGGATGCGCCGCGCCAACGGGTGCCGCCATCGTCTGTTACAAAGATAAAGATATGCGTTTTGCCAGCCGTCAAGGTGGGAGCGGTATCAGCAGGCCATTTGACAGTAGTGGGCCACGTCACAGCGCCCGACGTGTGGGTTAGCTCAAGAGCAAAGGCGTATGCGCGACTGGCGGGAACGCTATCAAATGTAAACGTAGACGCTCCGTTGATGGTCTTCGTGAAGTAGTTGCCTGCCGAGCAGTCCACGCTGAGCGCGGCCATAGCCACGATGTTCTCAACGTAGTTGCCGTCGAGATCCAATCGGCCAGCAGGAGCACTCTGATTGATGCCAATGCGGTCTACCGAGGCATCGCTGAAGAACAAGTGGGTCTTGCTATCACCCTCAATGCGGAAGTCCTTGTCTGCCCCAGCTTCGTTAAACGTGAAGGTGCCGCCGTCAAAGCCAACATTGCCCGTAGCGTCAAGTGTCGTGAACTTACCCGTGCTAGGCGTTGTAGATCCAATAGCAGGCGGGGAAGCTAGGTAGTCCGAAAAACCAGTTCCGCTTACGGTGCTCGATGCGCTCAGGGTAGTAAACGCGCCCGTAGAGGCACTAGACGCCCCAATAGTGGTACCGTTGATAGACCCACCAGAAATTGTGACGTTGTTGGCGTCTTGGCTAGAGATGGTGCCAAGAGTCGGAAGACCCGTCAGGTCTGAGTATTTGCCGCTAGTGGCGACAGTTGCAAGGGTCGGGGTGCCAGTAAGATCGGAATACTTGCCCGACGTAGCCACCGTAGCCAGCCCGCTGACGTTAGCCGCCGGGACAGTTCCCGTGCTAATCGTGCCAAGGGTGGTGATGTTTGTGCTGCCAGCCCAAGTGCTGAGAGCCGTGTTCTCTACGTTGCTAAGACCGATAGCAGTTTTCGCGGAACTGGCAGAGTAATTTTCCCAACGCTGGTCGGTTCCGTCATAAACAAGAAAGTCGTTGTTGGTCGGAGACGCAAGCTGTACGTTCTGGTCCGTTCCACCAAGTTGTGAGCCGGGGAAGATCTTGACGTAGATTGAGCCAGAACCGCCTGATCCGGCGTTAGTAACGATACCAATTTCAGACTTAATATTGGGCGCAGCGGGCTTGGTAGCCGTCATTGCTCCACCGCCAGCCGGATCGTACCAAAGCGTATCGTTGTCTACATACGCCGACGTGTTCAAGTTGGGGACCAACCCCATTGCAACAACTCGGCCAAAGCCATTAAGGGCAATATTCTCAAAAGCTACACCAACAAAAGCATTGCCATCCGTAATGCCAGTAGTTGAGGGACCAAACGTAATTACGCCAGAAGACCCAACAACACCCGTCTTCATTACCAACTGGCCCTTGGTGATTGCGGCAGACGCCTTGCCGTACACCATAATCTGTTCGTTAAGCTGGCTGGTGAAGCCGCCGCTATCAACACGAACATTCAGCGTTCCGGTGGTTCCCCACCACAGACGACCAATCACTTCAGTAACAGTCGCTCCTGTATCAAACTGGATGAAATCAGGCGACGACAGTCCACCCGTAATGCCAGTCATGGACGTGATGTCCGCGTTGGCACCAGACGCTGCCGCACCTAGATTGGTACGGGCATCAGTAGCATTAGTGGCTCCAGTTCCGCCCTGTGAAACGGGAACTGTGCCGCTAATTGACGTGGACACCGGAGTGTCCAGCAACAGCGTCTTGAAGATGTCCATTATTAGAGGTAGTTGAGTTCCTGCGCCTCAATCACCGCATCGGTAGAGGCTTCGCGGATTGCGCGGGCTTTAAGGACCATTGTGCGCGTCCAGTAGGCCGAGCTATTGGCTGGCAGACGAAAGCCCTTGGTTGCCGTAGGATCGGTGGTTCCGTCGAAGGTAACGCGGATGTCTGCTCCGGTCACCTGTACCAGAACGTGCTCCGTGTCCGTAGCCAGCGTCCAGTCAAGGAACGCCACCGCCGAAGAACTCACCGTGCGCTGCTTGTGGGTCGTGCCATTCTGGGGGATGGCCTGCGACGGGGTATTGACGATGCGTGCGTTAGGCATGGATTAGACGGAGAAGGGGGTTGCGTGTACCGCAGCGTCCGTTCCGCCTGCGCGGATGAACTTAGCTAGGCGGGCAGTTTCTTTGTTCCAAAGGAACGGCTGAACCCCGGCCTTGAACAAATGT